AGGGAACTGTTATTATGTCGGAATTAAAGGGCGCGGCCTGGCTGCGCCATCGACTGGACAGCAAGCGCTTCCGGGTGCTGCTGCGCTATCGCTATTATGACATGAAGAACCGGGAGACCGACCTGGGGAAGACCATCCCCAGCGACTTCCGTTACCTCCGCTCCACGCTGGGCTGGTGCGCCAAGGCGGTGGACGCGCTGGCAGACCGGCTGGTGTTCCGGGGCTTTGCGCAGGACAACTTCGACCTGATGACCATTTACCGGATGAACAACGCGGACATCCTCTTCGATTCCGCGGTGCTCTGCGCGTTGATCTCCTCCTGCGCGTTCCTCTACATCTCAGCGGACAGCGACGGCTACCCCCGGCTCCAGGTCATCGACGGCGCGGGCGCCACCGGGCGCATCGACCCCATCACGGGGATGCTGCTGGAGGGCTACGCCGTGCTGGAGCGGGACGTGAACGGGAATCCCATCCTGGAGGCGTACTTCGAGCCGGGGAAGACCTCCTACTACCGGAAGGGGAACTCCACCCTGATGGTGCCGGAGGTGGTGACAAACGCCGCGCCCTATCCGCTGCTGGTGCCCGTTATCCACCGCCCGGACGCCTCCCGCCCCTTCGGGCGCTCCCGGATCAGCCGGGCGTGTATGCAGATCATGCAGGACGCGCTGAAGACCCTGCGGCTCTCGAAGGTCAGCGCGGAGTTCTACAGCTTCCCCCAGAAATACGTCACGGGCCTTTCGCAGGACGCGGAGCAGATGGACCGGTGGAAGGCCACCGTCACCTCCATGCTGGCCTTCACCAAGGACGAGGACGGGGACAAGCCCACCCTGGGGCAGTTCACCCAGCAGAGCATGAGCCCCTACACCGAGCAGCTGCGCACCTGCGCCTCCCTGTTCTCCGGGGAGACCGGCCTGACGCTGGACGACCTGGGCTTTGTCACCGACAACCCCTCCAGCGCGGAGGCCATCAAGGCCAGCCACGAAAACCTCCGTCTCGCCGCCCGGAGGGCGCAGCGCACCTTCGGCAGCGGCTTCCTCAACGCGGGGTACCTGGCGGCCTGCCTGCGGGATGATTACCCCTACCAGCGGCGGCAGGTCTACCTGACCACGCCCCAGTGGGAGCCGATCTTCGAGCCGGACGCCGCCATGCTCTCCACCATCGGGGACGGCATCGTCAAGGTCAACCAGGCCATCCCCGGCTACTTCGGCGCGGAGAACACCCGCGCCCTCACCGGCATCGCCGGGGAGGGGTAAGCCATGGCGGAGGACATCGCGCCCGCGCTGCTGGAGAAGCTGCAAAAAGTCTTCGCCGCGAAGCTGGAAAAAATCAAGCTGGACGCCAAAACCTATTCCGACGCCTTTGATTGCGCGGAGGCAATCGGCACGGCGCTGGCGGAAACCTTTGCCGAGCACCTCTCCGGTGCTGACCTTCCGGACGGGAGAATGTACTGGAACATTGCAAACGCCGTTGTCAAACCCCTGCTGGAGCAGGATCACGCGCTGGTGAGCACTGCCGCCGCCGGGGCGCAGGATGAGCTGAACAAAGCGGCGGGGCTGGGCGTCAAAGCCCAGAAGGCAAAGCTGAACAATGACCGGGTCAGCGGCATTCTGAACCGGCTGGCCTCGGAAGAACGCTATGATGCTGTCGCCTGGATTCTTCAGGAGCCGGTAATTACCTTCTCCCTGAGTGTGGTGGATGACACCGTCCGGGCAAATGCGGAGTTTCAGGCAAAGGCAGGGCTGGAAACAAAGCTCATCCGCACCATGAAAGGCAAGGGCTGCGCGTGGTGCCGCGCTCTGGCCGGGGTATATGATTACGGCGATGCTCCGAAGGATGTTTACCGGCGGCACGACAACTGCCGCTGCGTGGTGGAGGTCGTGGGGAGCCGGGGGCGGGACGTTGTCCACAGCGGCACAGAGGGCAAGCGCCGCTATGTGCAGGACAGATACGGCGGCTACGAAATGACCGCCGAAGCCAGAGCGGAGCGCCGCAAGGCAATGGAGCCCACCGCGGAGGAACGGGCCAAAGCCGCCCGCGAAAAGCGCATTGCCACCTGGGCGAAAAAGAAGCAGAAGGGCTGGACAGAGGACGCCGCACCTGATAAGATAGAGGCAAGGAAGGCACTGCAAACCGACAACGACACGTTCCGAGTGACTGACTATCAAAAAGTGACGGCGCTAAACGGCGACAGTTCTGCAAAGACCGATTGGGAAAAAGCCAGGACGGGCGGGCGGCACTCTGGTATCTATCAGGATGCTGCCAAAAAATCAAAAAAACAGCTGCAAAAATCCATTTCTTCGCATACAGAGCAGGTTAAACTGCACGCAGATAAAGTAAAGCATCCTGACCAGTACGATTCTGGATGGGCGAACAAAACGCCTCAGCAGCAGGCGGGATTGCTGAAAAAATGGCGTAAAGACATGGAACGAAATGCGCAACAGGCAAATGTTGAAATCTACACATGGAAGGAGAGGTTTGGTGATGGGAGTGAATAACATCAGGGAAATCGTCTCTTGCATTACTGAGGAAATAACTGAGCTGAAAGAAAAGCAAAATCTGACAGATATGGAATACGGGCAGCTTCTCGCCTATGTTGAGACACTATCGATTATTCAGAGCGCCTGCGCCGGTTATGACCTTTCACAGATTGGACTGGACTTCGATGTGGACAAAAAATACATGTAATGACTAAACCACGATACAACCGTACCGTGGTTTTCTTATGCCCAAATGGAGGTGGCACAATGGCAGCAATCGCAATGTTTTTCTGGTTAGGGCAGCAGACGCACGCGCCCGCGTGGTATTTCATATGCTGCGGGCTGCTTTTCGTTGCTAAACTGCTCGGCTTCGTCTGCGATGTGCTGGAAAAGCGCCAGGAATAACCCATGGAGAACCGAACCGGCCGCCAGACCCCTACCACGTCCTTCGTGCTGGAATACGAGGAGACGCTGGGGAGCGAGGCGGTCACACTCTACAACAGGACCGGGCGCACCGCCCAGCCGTGGCAGGCGCAGATGATGGCGGACATCATGGCGGTGAACCGTGAGGGGCTCTGGACGCACACAAAATTCGGCTGGTCTGTCCCCCGACGGAACGGCAAAAGCGAGCTGCTGCTCATGCGGGAGCTGTGGGGGCTACAGCACGGCGAGCGGATTTTGCACACCGCCCACCGGACGACCACCTCCCACGCCCACTGGGAGAAGCTCTGCGCCCTTCTCGCGGCCTGCGGGCTGGTGGAGAAGGAAAACTACCGCACCATCAAGCAGTTCGGCCTGGAGCGCATTGAGATGCTCCAGGGGGATGGGAAGATCAACTTCCGCACCCGCTCCAGCAAGGGCGGACTGGGCGAGGGCTATGATCTGCTGGTTATCGACGAAGCACAGGAGTACCAGGACGACCAGGAGACGGCGCTGAAATACGTCGTCACGGACAGCCGGAACCCCCAGACGCTGCTCTGCGGCACGCCGCCCACGCCGGTCTCCTCCGGCACGGTGTTCCTCAAGCTGCGGCGGGCAACCCTCTCCGGCGGCAGGGAGAACACGGGCTGGGCGGAATGGTCGGTGGACGCCCAGACCGACCCCTGCGACAAGGAAGCCTGGTACCAGACCAACCCCTCTCTGGGGACGATCTTCACCGAGCGCTCCGTCTATGACGAGATCGGCGAGGACGCGGTGGATTTCAACATCCAGCGCCTGGGGCTGTGGCTCCGGTACAACCAGAAGAGCGCCATCAGCAAGGCCGAGTGGAAGGAGCTGGAGGTGCCGAAGCCGCCGGAGCTGCGGCGCAAGGCGTATATCGGCGTCAAGTACGGCCACGACGGCGCGAACGTCGCCATGGCCATCGCGGTGAGCACGGCGGACGGGCGGGTGTTTGTGGAGTGCATCGACTGCCGCCCTGTCCGGGAAGGGACGGCGTGGATGCTGCCCTATCTGCGCAACCCCCACGTCAAGGCCGTTGTGATCGACGGGGCAAACGGCCAGCAGCTGCTGGCCAAGGCCATGAAGGAAGCAAAGCTGCGCACGCCGGTGCTTCCGACCGTCAAGGAGATCATCCTTGCCAACAGCGCCTTTGAGCAGAGCCTGTACTCCCAGCGCATCTGTCACTGTGACCAGCCTTCGCTGGAGCAGGCGGTCAGCAACTGCGAAAAGCGCTCCATCGGCAGCAACGGCGGCTTCGGGTACAAGTCCATCAAGGCGGGGGCGGAGATCGCCCTGCTGGACGCCGTCATTCTGGCGGCCTGGGCCTGCGGCGAGGCCAAAGAGACAAAACCACAGAGGATCATGTATTGATGCGCAAAGCAAGGCCGTTTGGTCTTGCTTTTTTGCATAAATGACGCGACGGCAGCGGAAAAGCCGGAAAGGAGTACACAATGGGACTTTTGGAGAAGGCAATCACCACCCAGGAGGAGCTGGACGCGCTGATCGGTGACCGGCTGAAGCGCGACCGGGAGGCGCAGGCGAAGAAATACGACGGCTGGCTCTCCCCGAAAGCGCAGGCGGACGCGGCAAAAGAGGCGCAGCGGCAGATCGAAGACCTGACGCAGCAGCTTGCCGACCAGGCGAAAAAGCACGCCGACACAGACAAGCAGCTGGAAACGCTCCAGGCGCAGAACCACAAATACGAGACCGATTCGGTAAAACGGAGAGTGGCGCATGAGGTGGGGCTGGACTGGGGACTTGCGGACCGTCTGACCGGGGAAACCGAGGACGACATCCGTAAGGACGCCGAAAGCCTGAAAGCCCTGGTCAGGAGCAAAGACGCCCCGCCCCTCATGACCTATGAGGCGGACAAGGGCACCCAAAATACTGCGGCGGCATGGAACGAAGTGCTCGCCCAACTGAGAGGAGTTTAATTTATGGCTACTAACATCACGACCCAGCTGGAACTGCCCAAGGCGCTGGTTGCGGGCATGTTCGACAAGACCAAGGGTCATTCCACCCTGGCCAAGCTGTCCGGCCAGACCCCGATTTCCTTCGCAGGGAACGAGGTGATGACCTTCAACCTGGACGGCGAGGTCTCCATCGTCGGCGAGGGCGGCGCAAAGGGTCCCGGCTCCGCCGTCATGGAGCCGGTCACCATCATGCCGGTGAAGTTCGTCTATCAGCACAGGGTCTCCGACGAGTTCATTAAGGCGTCCGACGAGGCGCGGCTGCCCTACCTGACCAGCTTCGCCGACGGCTTCGCAAAGAAGATCGCCCGCGGCCTGGACATCGCCGCTTTCCATGGCGTAGACCCCGCCACGGGCAAGGCGGCGGATTCCGTCTCCGCCAAGAGCTTTGACACGCTGGTGACCTCCACCGTGACCTACAGCGCCGCCGCCGTAGATGACAACATCGACGACGCCGTGGCGGTCATCCAGGCGGCGGACGGCGACATCAACGGCATCGCCCTGGCTCCCGCCGCAGGCTCCGCCCTGGGCAAGCTCAAGGCCAGCGGCACCGGGATGTACCTCTACCCGGAATTCCGCTTCGGCGCGAACCCCGCCAGCTTCGGCGGCATGGCCTCCGACATCAACACCACCGTCGCCTTCGGCTCCAGCACGGATCGAGCCATTGTGGGCGACTTCCAGAACGCTTTCAAATGGGGCTACGCGGCCAACGTCCCCATGGAGCTGATCGAGTACGGCGACCCCGACGGTCTGGGCGACCTGAAGCGCTACAATCAGGTGGTGCTCCGCGCGGAGGCTTACGTTGGCTGGGGAATCCTGGACGCCGCGTCCTTTGTGCGCGTCGTAGCCTCCGCCTGATGAAGTACCGGAACCGCAAGACCGGGGCGGTCATTGAGATTCAATCCATGCTGCGGGGCGGCGACTGGGAGGCTGTGGAAACACGGCCTCCCGCGAAAAAGGCCGGTTCCCGCAAGTCCCGGAAGAAGGAGGGGACGGGCGCATGAGCTGCTACGCCACCATGGAGGACGTGATTGAACTCTGGCGCGACCTCACCGCGCCGGAGCAGGATCGGGCGGAGAACCTGCTGCCCGGCGTCTGCGATGCGCTGCGGATGGAGGCCGCCAAACGGGGCAGGAACCTGGACGACATGGTCTCCTCTGGGGAGCTCTCCGCCGAGCTGGTGAAGCTGGTGACAGTGGGCATCGTCTCCCGCACGCTGTCCCAGAGCACGGAAAACAGCAACCTCCTGACCCAGGAGAGCCAGTCCGCCATGGGCTACACCTGGAGCGGCACCTATGCCATCCCCGGCGGCGGGGTGCTGAACATCCTGAACAACGACCTGAAGCGGCTGGGGCTGCTGCGGCAGAAATACGGGGTGATCGACTTCTATGGGGCTGAAGGGGATTGACGTCACGCTGTACGTCAGGGCGCAGACCGGGACGGACGCCTTCGGCGCGCCGGTCTATGAGGAAACGGAGGAGACTGTCCGCAACGTCCTGGTCGGGGAGCCGTCTGCGGAGGCCGTGGCCAGCGAGCTGCAGCTGTACGGCAGGCACCTTACCTATACGCTGGCGCTGCCGAAAGGGGACGCCCACGACTGGAACAACGTGACTGTTGCCTTTTTCGGCCAGAAGTTCCGCACCTATGGCGGCGTGACCGAGGGCATTGAGGCAATGCTCCCCCTGTCCTGGAACAGAAAGGTGAAGGTGGAGCGGTATGAGTGACCTGAAATTCACCCTGAACCGGCGGGGTGTGCGGCAGCTGCTCCGCTCTCAGGAGATGATGAACATCTGCACCGGGCACGCCTACCGGACGCTGCACAGCCTGGGCGAGGGCTACTCTGTGACCTATCGCACCGGAAAGAACCGCGTCAACGCGGAGATTGCCGCCGTCACACCTCAGACCGCCCAGGATCAGCTTGATAACAACACGATTCTGAAGGCATTGAAATGATTGAGAAAATAGTTTTGAACTACCTGGCGGACGCGCTGGAAGTGCCGGTCTCTATGGAAGTCCCGGAGCCAATGCCGGACGCCTTTGTGGTGCTGGAGAAAACCGGCAGCAGCCGGGAAAACCGCATCTGGCGCGCCGCCTTTGCCGTGCAGAGCTACGGAAAGACCCTGCTGGAGGCGGCGGAGCTGAACGAGAAGGTCAAGTCCGCTATGGACAGTCTGACAGAGCTGGACGAGATCGGCGCGGCGCGGATCAACACGGACTACAACTTCACGGATTCCAAAACAAAGCGTTACCGCTATCAGGCGGTGTACGATCTGACCCATTACTGAAAGGGATGAAGCATTATGGGAAATAAGGCTGAAAATGTCAGCCTCGGCAAGCCGAAGGTCGGCGGCGCGATCTACCGCGCTCCCTCCGGCACCGCGCTGCCCACTGACGCGTCCACGGCGCTGAACGACGCGTTCAAGTGCCTGGGTTATGCGTCTGATGACGGCGTGACCAACTCCAACAGCCCCGAGAGCGGCACGGTGAAAGCCTGGGGCGGTGACACAGTGCTGGCCTACCAGACCGGCAGAGAGGACACCTTCGCCCTCACACTGATCGAATCGAAAAACGCGGACGTGCTGAAATCCGTCTACGGTGACGACAACGTGACCGGCGACCTGACAGAGGGAATCACTGTGAAGGTCAACAACACGGAGATGGAAGCCGCCTGCTGGGTGATCGATATGATCATGCGCGGCGGTGCGCTGAAACGGGTCGTGATCCCCTTCGGCACTGTCACCAAGGTGGACGACATCACCTACGCCGACGAAAGCGCCGTGGGCTACGGCATCACCATCACGGCGACGCCGGATTCCGCCGGCAACACGCACTACGAGTATATTTCCGCCGCGTCCGCGTCGTAAGGAGGCCGAATCATGATCGAAGGAGTAACGAGCAGCGGCTTTTCCTACCGCGTGGCAGATAACGCCATCGACAACATGGAGTTTCTGGACGCACTGGCGGAGCTGAACGACGAGGACGCGCTGGCGCTCTCGAAGATCTGCCTCCTGCTGCTGGGGAAGCAGCAGCGCCGTAGCCTCTATGACCACCTGCGCCGGGAGGACGGCACGGTGCCCATCGCGGAGGTGAACGCGGAGATCCTGGACATCCTGAACGCGCAGCAGACGGGAAAAAACTCCTCCTCCTCGCCGGAATGATCGCCTCGGACGAGACCGCGCTGATCTGCGATCTCGCCGAGTGCTACGGGATACTGGACTACAGAGCGCTGCCGGTGAAGACGCTGGCGGCGCTCGCTTCCGGTCTGAGGGAGGATTCCAGGAGCAAACGGAAGCTGGCGGGAGTACCCGTCGAGACCACCACACTGCTGCTGGCCATGGCAGTGGACGCGCTGAACTGGCTGGTCTGGAGCAGGAGCAAAGCCGCCGACCGGGGCGGGAGGGCGCCCCGCTCCATGACCGACGCACTGCTGCACCCGAAGCGGGGGCAGGATGACAAGCCCGCCCGGTTCCGCAGCGGTGCGGAGTTTGAACGGGCGTGGAGCACGATCGCAAGGAAGGTGAGGAAACACGGGAAACGGAACTGAGCTCGGAAAGGCATATGTCCAGATCATCCCCTCTGCGGACGGCATTAAAAGTGCCCTGGAGGGCATCCTGGGCGCGGAAGTCCCCCCGGCGGGAGAGAGCGCGGGGCAAAGCCTGGGCACCAGTCTGGTCGGCAGGCTGAAAGCAGTCGTTGCCGCCGCCGGAATCGGGAAAGCCCTGTCCGCCGCCATCAGTGAGGGCGGGGATCTCCAGCAGAGCATCGGCGGCATCGAGACGCTGTTCAAGGACAGCGCCGACACAGTGAAGCAGTACGCCGCCAATGCCTACAAAACGGCGGGACTGTCCGCCAACGACTACATGGAGGCTGTCACCGGCTTCTCTGCGTCCCTGCTGCAAAGCATGGGCAACGACACGGCGGCGGCAGCGGAAAAGGCAAACACGGCTCTGGTGGATATGTCCGACAACGCCAACAAAATGGGCACGGATATGCAGGACATCCATAACGCCTATCAGGGCTTTGCCAAGCAAAATTACACGATAAATCTAATGTCCGCCGCGTAAGCGATTGCGCGGTGAGCGCGTGTGAACCTACCAAGGGTGTGAGGGCAAAAAGGCCGCAGGAAATGGCGGCATGAGATACCCTTGCTAACCGGGGAAACCTAAACCGTTGTGGCTTTACGGCAGGGCTATCCGGTGCGAAGCTGCATTATAACAAAATTACACTTGCATAGCAAATGAAATTCTGTTATAATATAAAATGCAGAACGTCAAACGACTATCGGCTCGTCACCGAGTACAGCGCCTATTGGTACGGCGTTGGAAGTGCACGCCAACTTTCCGAAAGGATGAAAAGCCATGGAAATGTGGAAGCAGATTCCCGAATTACCGGGATACTCAGTCAGCAACAAAGGCAGGATCAAGAAGGACTGTACCGGGCAGATAATGGTACAGAGCAAGAACGGTGGATATTGCAGAATTACGATTTCAAAGCACGTTCACCGGTTGGTTGCTCAAGCGTTCCTTGACCCACCGGAGGATAAAAGCAAGAGCTGGGTTGACCATATAGACGGGAATCGCTCAAATAATGACGTTTCAAATCTTCGTTGGGTAACACCGTCCGAGAACGCTATGTCGTTTGGATATCAATCTCGGATAAAGAACAAGAAACGAAAAGTCAGAGCAACGCATCTCGATGGCAGAACAATCCTTTTCGAATCCAGGCAAGCGGCTGCTGAGTATTTCGGATGTGGTGACAGCGTTTTAGAATATGGAAAACGCTATACTAAACATTCGAGAAAAAATAGAAGCAACCCAAACGCTCATGATAGGCAGGGCTGGATTTTTGAGAAAGTTGAAGATATAGTCTAATCCCTAAAAGCCGTGTGCATTTTTTGCGCATGGCTTTTTTAATACCGGGAAACCGGGGGTAAAAATGGTTAGATAACCTCAAGCTTGGCTACGGTGGCACGAAGGCAGAGATGGAGCGTCTGCTGACAGATGCACAGGCCATCTCCGGCGTGGAATACGATATTTCCTCCTATGCGGACGTGGTAGACGCCATCCATGTCATCCAGACGGAAACGGGTATCACGGGCACCACCGCGAAGGA